TGGATAAAGATATTGCAGGTGGATGGTATTGTACCGAAGATGGTAAAACTACATCTGTAGCACATTGGTTAGATGAGGATGATTTTCGTAGCAACGGTGGTGTGATGAATCACGAGACTATCGATAGCATATCCAAGCGTAAAAAACCATTCACAGTAGACTATACAGGTTTCGGATGGTTGCTCATTAAGAAAGGTGTATTCGAACATGAGGAAATGAAGTATCCATGGTTCGCACCTAAGATGCAGGTATTTGAATCTGGCGAAGTTCAGGATATGTGTGGGGAAGATGTCTCATTCTGCTTAGATGCAAAAGAAGCAGGTTTTGAAATATGGTGTGATCCACGTATACGTGTAGGGCACGAGAAGACAAGAGTTATCTAAATGACTGATAGATATAGTATCTACATACGAGACGAATGTAAATATTCAGATCTTTCAGAATTTGAATTCTTTGAAATGATGGATAACTTAATAATTGAATACTATCAGACAGGATCACCAGATCCTTCTGAGATTCGCACAGAAATTACAGGAGATTAATTATGGCAAAAATGAAAAATAGTCTTACAGGTTCCTTATTTGTTGAGTCAAGACCGAAAAAAACTCGTCAAGGAAACGGTAAGCATAGCAAATATTCCGCAACATCGCGTAACTCGTCTCGTAAAAGATATAGAGGGCAGGGAAAATGAACTGTTGGCATTGTGGCACTCAGAGTTAATTTGGGGTGGTGATAACTCCATGGATGAATATAATGATGGAGAAGAGTCAGAATACGACTTTGTAACCAATCTGTCTTGTCCAAAATGTAATGCCTACGTCGAAGTTTATCATCACAAATAATGTCTACCTTAATTACTAATCTACCATCCTACGAAGTATGGGTGAGAAAAGAATATTTAACCGATCATAAGAGTGGTCATGGTGAGTTTGTTAAAGGAGTATGGGTATCTGCTAAAAGTATACCTGGTCGAGCATTTTATTTTGAAACTTATCTACCAGAATATGCTGCAATGTTCGATAAATTACCGATTTCTGCATTTCTTTCGTCACCAGAGATACCAGACCCCGATATGACACTTCATAATCTTCAATTTTGGAACTGTATGGACTATGGAGTCGTTGCTGTACAGAAACAATTCATAGGGTCAATGCATTATGAGGTCTATACTCGTGATTTTGGCAATCAAACAGGTACATATATCTGCACTTTAGACAATTATCATGAGAGTGTGGATGCAATTGACTACTCTACAAGTGAACAACCTGCTGAACATAAGTCTCATAACCTCCTAGAACTCGATAATGGGCAATTTTGCCTCTATCCGAACAACAGGATGAGGATTTATGACAATAGTATCACCCCTGAGACACCTAAGATACCCGATTTTAAGGTATCAACCGTCTATTATCAGGTTGAGAATGGTCATGATCGTGATGGATTGGGTTCAGAGGAGAATTATTTCTGGAAAACAGCAAAAGAGCGTAATGAAGTTGCAGAAAAAGAGGAAAGAAAACCATTTGAACCAAAAACAGGCAACGTTGAAATCAATATTGAACCAGAATTAGGTTAAATAAACTCAAAATCGCCAAATTTGGCGATTTTTTTGTGTCTTTTTATATAAATAAAGAATTATTACTATAAGTATAAATAAATCTAGCAAACTGTTTAGTAAATTGAATGAAAACTAGGATATCTAGGTCATTTAAGGATATTAACTTATCATTTAAACCACATCCCGTAACAGGAGACCTCACAGTTATCAAAAATGCGAATGCAATTAAGAGATCTGTAAGGAATTTAGTCGAAACTATTCCTAGGGAGAGATTTTTTAACCCTCTTGTTGGGACTGATATTCGATCAAGTCTATTTGACTTTGTTGATTTTGGTACAGCATCGAATATACAGAATCAAATTGAAATTACAATTGATAATTTTGAACCTAGAATTGAAAATCTAAATGTTGAGGTGATTCCAAGACCTGATAGGAATGAATTTGAGGTAAATATCTTCTTTGACATCATTGGACAGCAGTTTCCTACACAAACATTCCAGTTCATATTAGAAGCCACCAGATAATATGCCTTTTACTAAATTTTCAAACTTAGATTTTGACCAAATAAAGACTTCGATCAAAGATTATCTTCGAACAAATTCAGATTTTACTGATTTTGACTTCGAAGGGTCTAATTTTTCAGTTTTAATTGATACTCTAGCGTATAATACGTATATTACGGCATTTAATTCAAACATGATTGTAAATGAGTCATTTTTAGACTCTGCAACTGTTAGGGAAAATGTAGTTTCGCTTGCAAGAAACATTGGATACGTTCCAAGATCAAAAACAGCAGCAAAAGCGACCGTATCTTTTGATATACAAGTAGATGATCAGACACCAGACATATCTTCAGTGACTTTAAATGCAGGATTAGTCTGTATTGGTAGTAATAATGATATTACATATACATTTTCAATTGGAGAGAATATAACAACAACTATAACAGAGGAATTATTTAACTCAGAGGGAGTAAAAACTGGATATAAAGCAAGTTTTGATTCAATTGATGTTCTTCAAGGCACTTTTATTAGAAAATCATTCACAGTTGATGGATCACTAGATCAAAGATTCATTTTAGATAACCCTTCAATTGATACTTCTACAATTATTGTTCATGTAAGAGATAGTGATTCACAACAAGACTCAGGAGTTCTATTTACAAAGGTTGACAATATTTTAAATATTAAACCAACATCAACCACCTTTTTAATACAAGAAATTCAAGACGAAAAGTACGAACTTTTGTTTGGTGATGGTATTTTTGGTAGAAAAATTGAAAATGGAAAAACAATTGATGTAACTTACATTGTTACTGATGGAAAAGATGGAAATGGTCCTTCTTCTTTTACATTTGCAGGAACAATTACAAATAACAACAATGCATTGGTTAGTTTGAATGCAACACCGATTGTTAATAAGGTTCGTGCTGCCTCTAATGGGTCAGATATCGAACAAATTGACTCTATTAAGTATTTTGCCCCTAGACTTTATTCATCACAGTACAGGGCGGTTACAGCAAGGGATTATGAAGCGATTATTCCACAAATTTATCCAAATACAGAAAGTGTTTCCGTAGTTGGTGGTGAAGAAACTGATCCACCTCAATTTGGAACAGTGTTTATAACAATAAAACCAAAAAATGGTGATTTTGTCTCTGATTTTGATAAAACACAAATATTATCAGATTTGAAAAATTTTACATTAACTGGAATTAATCAAAAAATAGTTGATCTTAAAATTCTTCACATAGAATTAGATTCATCCATCTATTTTGACTCATCAAAGGTTAAAAACATATCTGAATTGAAAACAAAAATTATAGAAGGACTTACTACCTACTCACAATCATTAGAAATCAATAAATTTGGGGGTAGATTTAAATATAGTAAAGTTTTAAGTGTAATTGATAATATTGAAGATTCAATAACATCAAATATAACTAAAGTTCGAATAAGAAGAAATTTAAATGCATTTATTAATCAATTTGCACAATATGAAATATGTTTTGGAAATCAGTTCAATGTTAAGAGTGAAGGATTAAATATTAAGAGCACTGGTTTTACTGTATCTGGGGTATCTGATACTGTATTCCTGACAGACACACCAAATGTGGATAAAAAGACAGGAGTCATATCAATTGTAAAAAGAGACATTGTTAATGGTGAAAGAATTGTAATTGTTGAGAACGCGGGAACTGTTGATTATTTAAAAGGTGAAATAAACTTAACTACTATCAATATAACCTCAACAGAGAGATCAAATGACATAATTGAAATACAAGCTTTCCCAGAATCGAATGATGTTATTGGACTTCAAGATTTATACCTTAAATTTAACATTGCAAGTAGTTCAATAAATATGGTTAAGGACACTATTTCATCTGGAGATCAGATATCTGGTGTTGGATACAAAGTTACTTCAAGTTATACAAACGGAGATTTAGTACGAGGATAATATGATAAGTACTGGTATTGATACAAGAATTAA